TTTTCTTTTACCTAAGTGATACTTATTTATACGATATCGGAATTAGTTGACTTATTTTTTAACCAAACTAAATTAAATATGGAAGTATTAGATTTCGTTTTACACTATCCGTTTTGGGTAGGTGTATTAGTAGGGTGGAAAGTATTACCTTACGCAGTGACTTTTGTAAAAAGGTTTATTAAATTATAAACTGAGAACCCTCTACTTAAAATGTAGGGGGTTTTTTTATTTACAAATAAGATATTTATTAGTATGAAATTAAAAGAATTATTATTACAGATATACGAAGGACATTGTGAAAGATTGCCTGACGAAACCGATGAAGATTACTTAACCCGTTGTGGGAATGATATGTGGAATGACCAATTCGGAATAAGTCAGTTATCTAATATCCCTAATGTTATGAAAACAAAAATATTAGTACCTAACAAAATACAACCTAAGTAAATGTTAAAAGAAAGTACATATGCAAACGCAGCAACATGCTTTGGTACTCCAGTAGGGGTAGCACATATTACCGGATATAAAAACAAAAAACAACAAATTGAAGAAGAAGGTATAGAATCCTTTAAAACAATTGAAGGGGACTTAGAATTGAATGCGATTATATGTGACGCAATTGAAATAGGATTATATAAAGAATTGCAAAGAGAGATATATAAGATAAAACAAAGAGGAGATAAAAGATTAAAAGAAACGACTATCTACAATAGAGCGTTTATAGAAATAACAAAGAATGAAAACTATATCACAAAATCCGGACAGGTATTCTAAACAGGGTGATAGTTGGGTTATATCGGCAAATGGAGACTCACCCAATAAAGGAGTTAAACCTCTAACCCTTACTACTACACCTTTACCTTTTACCCTTAAACCTTACTTAAAGTCTAATGGTATTATAGTGAAAGCAGGTGAGCACTACTTAATTTCGGAAGTAACATTAAAAGAAATTACAAGTTCGACCAATCCACACTATGATACAAAGCAAAATGGTGTGGTTATGGTAAAGAAGAAAGGAGTTAAGATAGGTGTAACTATTCCTATCATAGAAGTTAAAATAGATGGTTTACAAAAATTAGGTAGTGAGAGAGATATTAGAAATAAAAACGCAGGCATTGCTTCCGTTGATTACATATATGAAACCGAAAAAATTGATGGTGTTCCCAAAGGCTTAATCGACCAAATAAACTATACCCTCGTTCAGGATATGGAAAGACCAATGGACACTTTCTCAGTAATGGAACTACAATTAGGAGATGATACTACCGTATATAATGTAGAACCTCTAAATGTAGCCACTACTCAGGAAGAAGGTAAATTAGATAAACTTAAAATGGAAATCTTTTTAAAGGACATTAATGCAAGACTAAAGATACTTAATAACGATTTCAATATGATTAAGGGTGTATTCTTAGAAGGTAAAGAACCCACTATGTTAGGTAAGGTAGATATAACTAAGAAAGCCGAAACCAATCCACCAGAAGATACTACTCAAATCGTATATAAGTATAGTACCCTTAGTGGTATACAAACATCTGCTTCACAACAAATAGCCGATGCCGCAGCTGCCGCTAAGAAAGCAGCCGATGAAGCAGCAGCAAAAGCAGCTGCCTTAGCTAAAGAAGTTGCACGACCAGATAGAGTTAGAAAACTTCAAATGAGAAAACGAGGAGACTTTAAAGCGAATACCATACCGGTATATAAGTTAGACCCATCATTGGGTAACGCGGGTAAAATAATAGTCTTTATTAGAGAAGGAGATATATTCTATGGTTATTTCCTTAAAGATTATAAAGGTGGAAAAATCTGGGTGGTATACGAAACGAATAAAACAACATTGATTGGATATGGTAATGCCGATGCCAATGACTTTGTTGATGAAATTTAATGACTATCAATAGAAGGTATATTCTAAAAATTTTCTTAAAAAACGACTTGTCCTCCCTGCCCCCCTCCCCGCCGATTTATTTTTGGTAAATTCAATAATTATTTGTATATTAAACCCATGAGTACCACATTAGACAATTTCATAACACCTACCGAACAAGAACAAATCATTAAGTCCGATAATAGGGTTAGTGAACAAATCCAATCAGGTAAGGAAGTATTTGATGTTAAAGTCGATTTGCTACAATATATGAGACAAACGGAGAGAGTTCGTCATTCTAAGATAGCAATAGAACATAAATTTCATTTTGAAGATATAGAAGAACAAGATTGTTTATTGATGCAAGTACCTAATATCAATGAATCAGGTTATTATTCAGGCATAGTAGGATTAAAGTCTTATATAGATAAGTTTCATTCCGATTTAAGAGTTGCTATCATAGACCCTGTTATAGATTATTTCTTTTTAAACCCTCCTGATAAGGGAAGCGATTTCTTTAATTTATTTAATACTTACTCTCGTCAAGGTGAATACGATATACTATATAAATACAAAGAGATATTCGACATTGCTTATGGTTTTGTTGGTAGATACATTGAGAAAGCAAAACCTGCTTTTTTAGGGTTTAGTGTTATCGATGGTAATGTAGACGCAACACTTGCTATTGCACGATTGATAAAACAAAAGTATCCTCACATTAAAATACTAATGGGTGGTAATGGTATAGAAGTATTAGACTTTGGTAAATTACCCAATTCATCTTATAAAACAAATGAATATACTTTCATCGATGCGTTTAGTAGAGGTGATGGAGAGATGACATTGGTAGAAATACTTAAGTCCGATTGGAGTGAATCGTCTTTGATGAACATAAAGGGATTAGTTTGGAATTGTAATGGTGTATTCATCCATAATAAGACAAGACCTAATATTGATATGGATTCTTTACCTTTCCCCGACTATTCATCATTGGAAGATAATTACTATTATAAATCTACTTACCAATATAATGTACCATTGGTTATGAGCAGAGGATGTCCTTATAGATGTTCCTTTTGTTCAGTACCAGATTTTATACCTGAGTTTCGTTATAGAAAAGTAGAAACCGTAATACAAGAAATTGAATATTGGGTTAACAAAGGTAATACTAATTTCTTTTGTCACGATAGTATTATCAATGGTAGTCCTCGTTGGTTAAAAGAATTTTGTGAAGAATTGATTAAAAAAGAATTGAATATCACATGGGGTGGTAATATGAGACTTCAACCTGCAATGAGAGATTTAGACACTATGAGATTATATCGTAAAGCGGGTTTAAGAAAAATGATTACTGGATTTGAATCTGCTTCCGAACCTGTTTTGGAACATATGAAGAAATATACTAAAATGGATGGTGTAAGGGAAATATTTGAAAATGTAAGACAAATCAATACGGAAAACAAAGACCCCCTACAATTTGCAATGCAATTAATCGTTGGATATTTAAACGAAGGTGAAGATGATTTTCAAAGGACATTAGACTTTGTTGAGGAATACCACGATTGTATGGCAGAAATACTTACATGTTCAGCATTCCTAATACACCAACCTCTATTAGTTCGATGGAGAGATGAAGAGAAGGAATGGATTGAATACATTAATGGTGTTAACTTTTCAACAAAGTGGAATACTCCATTAGATAGATTAGATAGACTTGAACGCGCGGAAAAGTTATTTAAGGAAATTGGTATACCTTACTCCATATACAATAGAGGTTTATATTTGGAACTTAAAGATGAACTTATTGCTAAAAGAAATAAAGAACAACTGGCAATAAGAAAAAAACAAGAAGATGAATTCTTTTCACAATTTCCTGAATTAAGAGAATTAACATTATAATATAAATGCAATTTAAAGTATTTAATAATGAAATATTAACACCGCATAAATGTGGTACTACTTATTTGGAAAAAGTATTTCCAAATGATATTCTAATGGCCGACTATCGAATAAATTATGCAGAACTAAATAATAAAGGATATGATATGAAAATTATATCAACAATTATAATCAGAGAACCTTTAGAACATCTGCAATCTGCTATACATACTGAGATATTTTCCTGGTATTTATCAAACCCCTCAGAATCATTATCAATTGATATAGTAACTCCATTAATTAAAAATTTTATAAATACCGATGATAATCAATATGGTACTACCCATTGGGATATAAATTATTATGAATATCTATATAAATTTTGGAAAGGTAATAGAGATTTAATAAAAATTGTTCACATATCAAACTTATCTCCTTTTTTAAAAGAAAGATATAATATTGATACTATTCATGATAAACTTAGTTATGGTATTTCTGCACAAGGAGAAAACTTTAAATATTCATCTATAACCAAACAAGAATTATCAAAATGGATTGAAACTAACTTACCAGAACTATGGTGTGAAGTAATTAAAGAATTACCTAAAGCTAATAAATTTTATAAACTTATGATTGATGGAGAAATATGTAAAATGTATGAATTAGAAGAACAGATACCTGAATTAGAAGAATGTAAAATTAAATACTGGAAAATTACTCCGATTAAAAAAAGTTTAATATAAATTATGAAACTAAAGTTATTAAAAGAAAACTGGGTAAAATTATTAGAGAACATTGGAGTAGTGATGAGAATCATTGCATTTGGTACTCTTTCTATTATGGGACCTGATACTCCTTTCCTTTATATGTGGATATGGAATACAATCGATGCTATAATTCTTACTTATGCCGCATGGGAGAGAAGTAATAGAGCATACTTGATTTTAAACATATTTTGGATGTTAGTCGGTATTGTCGGTATTTACACATCAATTTACGGAAATGGTATCTCTCACTAAGTTAATATCAAACATAACAACCCTAATAATCCTTTCCCCATTGCTTTTGATTGCTGCCTGTGGTCTTATTATCTATTGGGTGTGTAAGTTTCCATTTTGGTATGTAGAGAGAAGGAGATGGTATAGAAACGATAAATAACACCCATATTATAAATTTGGTAGTATTAGGAATTATTCGTATATTCGTAATAGATGAAGATAAATAAATTATACAATAAAGAAAGCGACCCGTTAAACCATTGGGTATTTGATAAGTTTATAGATTATGAAATTACTTCTAAATTAAAAGAAGAATTAAATGGTTTATTTGACTATCGTAAAGACGAATTTAAATTCTTTAATAGAAATGGTTCGGCAATGCATGAGTGGTATAAGTATAATCAAAAAGATACACCAATAGCATATAATTTAGTTTCTTATTTACATTCAACTGAATTTGTCAGATGGTTAGAAGAAATAACAAACATTACCGGCCTAATACCCGATATTCATATGCATGGTGCCGGATATATGAGGTGTGGGAATGGTGATAGTTTAAAGGTGCACACCGACTTTAACTGGAATGACGATATAAAATTAAATAGAGTTTTAACCTTAGTGATATATCTTAATAAAGGTTGGCAAAAAAAATGGAATGGTGATATTCAATTGTGGGATAAAGAAAATAAAGAATGTGTTAAAAGTTATTTTCCTGATTGGGGCAACGCCGTAATATGGGAATACGATGAATCAGGATTTCATGGACATCCAAACCCAATTGATTGTCCAGATGGTGAATATAGAGATGGATTTAGACTATTTTATTATACATCAAATTCTACCAATGAAAACCCACATAGAAGTTTATATTGGTTTGATGGTGAAAAAGCCATAGACAAAAAATAAAAGTAAATGCTAGCCGTTCAAACATTAAATTTACATAAATATTATAATAGTAATGATACATCTTCAATAAGATTACAATTAATAATGGCATTGCTATCATCATATTTGTTAAAGAAACAATATGATAGAGTTATATTATATTGTGATGAAAAAACTGCATTAACATTATCAAATTCTTATTACAATGAAATACGAATATTACCAAACAATATTTTAGTAGAAAATGGTTATGGAACTTTATCAAAACTATTTACATATTCAAATGTAGAAGAAGAATATATACACTTTGATATAGATTATTTTTTGTTTAATAAAATAAAATTAGAAAATGAAATTATTTGTGGTTATTCCGAAACCAGAGAGAAGTGTGGTGAGAATCAATTTAACTTAGGATATAGTAGTTTAATAGATAAATTAAAACTAAACTATAATAAATTTGGTTTTAATATTATAAACGAAAACTATGCAATGAATGTATGTGTGTTCGGTGTTCCGGCAATTTATCATAAATCTATTACTGAATATTTCAAAAGATTGGATGAATATACTCAACAAAATATTAAAAGTATAGTTAATACATATTCTACCGAAGCACCACCACATTGGGCAATAGAACAATATTTATCTGCTCAATTCTTTTTAGAGAATGGGTTTAAGATTAAAGAGTTAAACGAATATGAAAATGTTTTAATAAAGGGAGATGGGGGATATTTAAGAATATATGAGATGAAAGAATTTTCAAATATTACAAATTTTAGAATGAAAGATATTGATATAAAAAAATCTTTATCAAAATATATGCAAGAAAATCAAGGTCACCATTTATGGATTAGTAAAAAAGTTGCCGGCATGGATGAATTATTAATTAATGTTATTGAAAAAATGTATCCAGAACTTTATCAAAAAATAAATTCCATTTTGAATATTAAAAATACAAAAAGTAAAAAATTAATTTAATATGAATTTAGTTTTTAATAGATGGGATGACAATGGAAATCCCCTACCAAATTTATCAGAGTTAAATACTGAGTATAGCACTTTTCTATTTCCATTTTTTCTTAATGATGCTAGTTTTAATATACAAAAATGTAAATTGGAAGATATAAACCATCTTGAAAATTTTTATTTTATAGTTTCCATCAATTATTCGTATCAATTGTATATTCAAGGTGGAGAAATTTTTTTACCAAAAGAAATAGAATATTATATAAAAAATTTTGATTTAAAAATAATTTTTTTATGTGAACACGAAAGTCATAAGTATATCGACACTTTTATGTCTTTATTGATTAAAAAAATAAAAAAGAACAATTGGAACGAATCAAATTTTTGTATCATAGATAATAATTCTATGTTATATGAATTAAAATATATGTTAAAAACAAATATAAATGTTTTTAAAGCAAATTATTTAATCCAATTTTATAGTAAAAATCCAAATCCACCAAGTATAGAAAATATAAAATTAAATAAAAAGTTTATTTTTTTATGTCAAAATAGACAACCACATTATCATAGAATATTATTATTAACATATTTAAAATATTTGAATTTATTAGAAAACGATATAACAAATTGGTCTTTGATAGTAAATTACAATGACTATGCATTATTTTATTTAAATTCACCGAACATAGTATCTCTATTACATTTTAAAAAATATTTAGATTTGAATGATAAAAAATTAATAGAAATTTATAAATTTATATCTAATGTTAAAAAACTATGTTTTTATAAAGAAGATATAAATTGGAAAAATACATTAGATACATATAATTATGAAAACCCGACTAATACTTTTAAAAGTGAATTAAACTTTGAAAATAGTTATATTAACATAGTAACCGAATCACATTATCATTTTAGAGAAAATAGTGTACATATAACAGAAAAAAGCTTTAAACCATTTCATTTTTTTCAATTACCACTCTTCTTAGCAGAATACAACCATGTAAAACTAATGAGAGAAGAATATGATTTTTATTTCTTCGATGATTTAATTGACCATAGTTATGATGACGAAATAGATGATGTTAAAAGATTTCATATGGTAGTAAATGAAATTAAAAGATTATCAACTATGAAAGAAGAAATTTCTATTTATTACAAAAATAATGTAGATAAACTAATTCATAATCATAATTTTATTAAAAATAATAATTATGAAGAAGTTTTTAAACAATATATTTTAAATATATAATATGAAATTAAATAACGATTGGGATAAAGTATTGGAGTTTGAAAACATTATTGCAAAGTATTGTGGTTCAAAGTATGCAGTAGCATGTGATAGTAATTCAAATGCAATCAAATTGGTATTAGAATATCTTAAAGTAAAAGACAGAGAAATAGAAATTCCAAAACATACATATGCGTCGGTTCCAATGCAAATTATCCATAGTGGTAATATTCCTAAATTTGTTGATATGAATTGGAGTGGTGAATATTTATTATTTCCTTTACCAGTAGTAGATTCAGCATGTAGATTTAGGAAAAGAATGTATATGGATGATACTTATCAAATACTTTCATTTCATCATAGAAAGATACTTAACATAGGTAAAGGTGGTATGATATTAACAAATGATAAAAACTTTGTAAGTTGGGCCAGGCCGATGATATATGATGGTAGACATATTGATAAAATGTATAATCAAGATGAATTAGAATGTATAGGATACCATATGTATATGACACCAGAAGATGCTCAAATTGGAATTAATATTTTTAATACTAAAATAAAAGATTTTAATGAAGATTGTGGTTCTTATGAAACTTATAAAGATTTAACAAAACAATCAATATTTTCAAAATATGAATAAGGCATCCGAAATATTCTTAAGTTGGAGGAGAGCTGCAAATCCTACACCACAACAAACGATACTGGCCACTAAAAGATATACGATTTGTCAAACTTGCCCATCCAAACAATCATCTATCGTATTTACGGAAGTATGTGGTGAATGTGGTTGTCCATTGGGTAAAAAAATATTCACACCGGTTATGGGTAGTTGTGATTTAAAAAAATGGAATAAAGTAGAAAATCTATAAAATTATGAAAGAAAAAAGTTATTACTCAGAAGATTTTTGGTTTAATGAATTACAAAATCATGGCATAGATGCATATGACGAAAATTATTGGGCATATGTTATGTTCAAAGAAATTGTATGTAAAATAACTGACATTCCCAATGCTGGTTATGTTGTTGTATTGGGAACAAATAATTGTGTAAGTTTTGATTTATTATGTAAACATTTTGGGTATGATAGATGTATTGGGTATGATATAGCCAATCCAACAAATCATCCAAATGTAAGAGTATTAAATGTTTTAGAATTAAATGAAGAATATCCCATCGCATTTTGTTACAATGATATTGGTAATTTTGAATTAACACCATTGGCAAAATTGCACGCACAACAATGGAGTGCAAAAAATATAATAAATGGTGGATATTTTTTAGGAAGAAATAATTTTAATAGTGCAAAATTTCCATTAGAAGAACATATGGAACGATTTGGTTTTTTAAATACTCAATTGCAAACACTAACAGGCATTTTTGATTTGTCAAAATTAACGGATAGAGAATTAGAGGGGCATATGTTATCAAAAAAAGTTGGAATCAGAAAATATTTTTAATGACAAACTTTATTACCGATATTATAGTTAGTGTAGCATATGATGATATTACCAAACCAAATTTATCAGAATATGAGTATAGCCCCAACTGGTTAATGGGAGAGAATGTTCATCCTAAAAGATACTTACATTGGTTGCATATTGATAATTTTTTGGGAAATCAATTTCACACATTTAATAAAAATACAACTGAATATTTTTCAAATTCAGAAAAAAAATTTATATATCCAATTGTTTTATATAGTAATGACTTATTTGAAAAACAATCAACGATTAACTTAAGTGATATATTACTACAATCTATAAAAAATAAAAAAGCTAAAATAGTTTTTTTCTATATAACGGAAGGGTGGTTTGGTGAAAATATATCACATTGCAATTGGTTGGATAATTTAGTAACAAAATATAATTTAGAACCAGATGACTTAATAATGATTACTTCAAATTTATTAGCAGAAGAAAATTATAAAAGAAACAAATTTACAATACTATCTTACAATTATTTTAGTGATGAGTTATTTTTTGCATTAATTAATAAACGAGATACATTAAGTATTAAATCATTTAAAAACAAATATTATTATTTTATAAATAATTTCAATATAAAAAAACATTTTTTATGTTTTAATAATTTAACAAAGTTGCATAGATTGTGGATGTTTTATGAATTAACCAATAATATAAAATTAAAAAATAAATCAATTTTGTCTCTTAATAAAAATACAACGGATAAATCTTTATTTGATATTGTAAATTCAACAAATCATAAAGAAATGATTGAATATTATAAAAATTACAATTCAATAAATGGTTATTCATATGATACTACGAATTGGGTAAAAGATGTTCAAACTGGTGATAGTATAAACATTGAAGCACATTTAAAAACTTTTGTAAATGTAATAACAGAAACACTAACAACACAAGATGTGGTATTTATAACCGAAAAAACATACAAATCTATTTATACTTGTCAACCATTTATAATTGTTGGTAATACTCATTCTCTTAAAAAATTAAAAGAATATGGATTTAAAACTTTTGATAAATGGTGGGATGAAAATTATGATAATGAAATTGATTTTGAAATAAGAATGAATAAAATAACAAAAATATTAGAAGAAATAGCAAGTTGGGATTTAGAAAAATGTACATTGATACGAAACGAAATGAAAGAAATTTTAATCCATAATTATAATCAAATATTGGATAACAGTGAATTGATTAAATTTTATTCGCATATTAAAACAGATATTAAAAATGTTAAAAAATCAATCATATAAATTTTGGTGTCTATCATTAGAATCCAATAGAGATAGAAGAGAATGGATGTTATCTCTAAAAGATAAAATTGGTTTAGATTTTGAATTTTGGAATGCAACAAAACCTGATGAGATTACGGATGAAATTAAACATAGATACTTTAAATATGTAAACTTCCACGAATGGGATGTAATTCAAGATGCGGTGATGGCAACATTCATTTCACATATGAATATTTTAAAATGGTCTACCGATAATAAAACTAATATTATTTTAATTGAAGATGATTTGGATTATATAACTCCATTTGATTGGAATAGTATTGAGTGGGATACTTTTGATGTTTTTAAATTGGGTGAACTGGGAATGAATTGTTATTCGTATGCCGTCAATTGGCAATCTGCAGCAAAATTATTATTACATTATAATTCTATACAAATTACAGACGCTTATGATTTAGAGCTCCATAAAATAAAACATTTAAAATTCAAATACTTGCCAACTCCAACATTTATACAAGTTCAAAATAAGTTTATTTCAAATTTAGCACCAAATGGTTATAAAAGAATTGAAATAACCAATAAAAAGAAAAAATTGTTGTAATATGTTTAATGATTTAGAAATACGAATATTAATTTGTAAACGTGATATTGAAATGGGATTGAATATGGTAAAATCATTAAGGAGATATGAAGCATTCAAAAAAATTCCAATATATTTTCACGATGATGGTAGTTTGAATAATGATTGTAAAAATATTTTATTGAACATTGGTAACTCTTACATAGTTGATAAAATTTATGCAGACAATACTATTTTAGAATTTATAAATGAATATAAAAGTTGTACAAAATATAGATTTGAAAATATAAGAATATTTAATAATACTAAGATGAAATTATTTGATTTTTATTTTCTATCTAACAATAAAAATATATTATGTATTGATAGTGATATTTTATTTTTAACCGAACCAAAAAATATTATTGAATTAATAAATCAATCAACACCTTTTTATTTTCCTGATTTTCAAAATTCGTATTCATTCTGTAAGGATACAAAGGCAAGTGTTTTAGATAATGTGAATGTTGGTATATTTTATATTCCATCAAAAGAATATTACAACATTAATTCAATAGAATTTGCATTAAACGATTTATTTACAATAGGAATAACAAACGGTGATTGGATTGAACAGTCGGCCTGGTCTCATATGTTTTACAAAAACGGCCAATATATAAAACTTAATACAAAAAAATATCAAATTCCAACCCCATATGATAATGTATCGGAAAATATAGAAGCTTTACATTTCGTAGGCCATCCACCAATTCGAAAATTATATAATGATTTTATAAAAAATATAATATCCAATTAATTTAAAAAAAAACAATATTTATAATAGAAATTAAACAATAAAAAATATGAAATCGGTATTATTAGGAATAGATTTTTTAAATCTGGAAGGTCAAATGAAATTATTAGAATTAAATACAGATGTGTATATCCCAAACATATCGTATAATTCATTTGATTTTACTGCACTTGAAACTTATTTAACAACAAACTCATTTTCTAAATTTAGAATAATATATAAAAGTGAACACACCGCTACTGAATTTATTAATAGATTGGAATCAATATGTAATTCAAATGGTATCATATTTGAAAAAGTAACCGTTGCAATAGATTCTATCACTATTCCATTTTTTGAAGATGTGGATAATGAATTTACATTAAGAATATCTTATGATATTACCGCTTTAATAGATGATGTTTATTGTAGAGATAAAAAAGAATTATTAAGTTTAATTTTTAACAATGACCAAACAAATTTAATTCCTAAAACTTATTTTCAAAAAGATGGTACAACATTTGATAATGTATCAAATTTAATAGATAATGGAACGCATCCAAACTTAATAATTAAAAAAAGTTTACCTGATTTTGATAAAATAAACTTTCCTAAATTTTATAACTTAACCACAGAAGCGGAAGTATCGGATGTAAAAGCAACTATGGATATTGATTTGATTGCACAGGAATTTCAATTCAATTCAAATAATTTGTACAATGGAAAAATCAGAGACCACATTAGATATTGGTTAATATTATGTTCCGATGCAACAACAACTATTGATTTTGGTGGTTATATTTCTGCAAATGCATTACCACTAAATTCGGAATATATTTCTTATAGTGGTTCGGTATTAGAAAATGATAGTAGAATTTTATACTTTTCAAATGCAAGTAGAACCGGTGTTGGTATTCCCGCAACATACGAAACAGTAAAAATCGTAGATGGTGTAGAAGTATCGGTAACATTGGGTCAAATTGAATTAGGAGATACTGTAAAAGCTATAACTTTACCTGGATTAAATGATGCATCAAATACTCAAGGAGCTATGGATTGGGTACATACTGGTTCTTATACCGATATCACATATACAACTGCTTCCGTTGTTGTTAAAATGAATGAAACAATTAATGAGTGGTTTATCAAAGTAAATTATGATATAGCAGGTACATCAAATTATATGTTAGTAAATTTAGTTGAATTGGTATTGACTTGTGATGTGGATGGTAATAATCTTACATTCAAAGCAGCAAGTGAATTAACAAGTGGTGACTATATTGTTGTATCAAATACTATTATAGCAAGTGTAACTTCAATAGCATATGAAAAATTTAGTGGTGATGTTATAAAATTAAACATTGAACCAGCCGATGTATTTATTTCAGGAACTAATACAAACGGAATCGGACATACTATTGCAAACAATTTCATTATTTACAATTATAAATCTTAATCACAATGGCACAACCACAAGAAATAGTAACACTTTCAGTAGAACAAAGAGCAGAATGTAAATCTATCTTTTTAGTTTTATTGAATTTGATTAGAAACGCATAATATAATTTTATGTTAATAAAAAACAATTTTTTCTTTTCAAAAGAAGAATGTGAAGAAATTGTGTTATTTTGTGAAAAATTCGGTTTGCAAACTCTTCATAAAATAGATGCATATAATAAGTGGGATAACCTACGAGTATATGATGATAACTTTAAAGAACGAATTTTAAAAAGATACAAAGAAGTTTTTTTAAACGATGACTCCGTTCCATTTGATTTAAATACTCTTACCATAAATCAAATATATTTAAGTCTAACCAGATATTATGATGGTAGATTTTTAGAAATGCATAGAGATACTTCTACTCAATTAACTTCGGTAATAGTTTTAACCAATGATTTTGAAGATGGTAGATTTGTTTTATCAGAAGATAAAGTAAAAATAGAAAATAGTATAGTTGATGAGAAATCATTATATACTATTAATCAAGGAAATGGATTGACATTCAACGGCCACACAATTTGGCATGGTGTGATGCCGGTACACAAAGGAATTAGAAAATCATTAAACATTTGGGTTGAACCAAACGATTTCAAAATACAATCGGGTGATAAAGAATTCATAGTAAAAACACAAAAAAGTTTTTTATAATTTATGAAAGGTATGTTATCAAATTATAGCAAATGGTGTTATAAAATCGATAGAAGATGATACAAAATAAAATATTATTATGAAAATTTTAAAACATTGGTCAGTTGAAGAGTTTGAAATATCTTCATATAAATGGCATTTGAAAAGTAGAAAAAATAAAATACATAAGACATCGGGAAGTGATAATACCGGCTTATGTACATATACTTATAATGAATTGGGTTTTAGGGGACATTCAATACATAAAAACGGATTTAAAGTAGTTTCTTTGGGATGTTCGATTACCGAAGGTATTGGTGTAAATGATGATGAAACATGGCCGAGTCAATTTTGTTCATATATACCCAATTCGGTAAATTTAAATTTTGGTGTAAGTGGTAGAAGTAATGATTTTATTACAAGATGTTTATTATCATTTTTTGATTTAATTAAACCGGATTTAGTTTTAATTATGTATACATACCCAACAAGAACAGAATATTATACAAAATCTGGTGGTATTGAACCTTTTATTCCAGGACAAAGCTGGGGATTTTTACAAGAAACCAGTGCGGGGACAGAAGTTCAATATTTGAAAACGAGGTTACAAAATGATAACGAAGATTATATAAATTGGTATAAAAATCATTTACTAATTACAAATTTTTTAGAAAATAAAAATATTCCATTTATTTGGAACGATTCTATATCAGAAACTCTTTATGAAGATAATAATAAGTTTTATTATAATTATTACCCATATTTGGATTGGGGATTAGATGGTTCTCATCCTGGACCTGAACAACACAAAAAATATGCCAAAAATTTATATGATTTTTATATTCATAAAAAAATATAATTTAATGAATACACTTTGGACATTTGGAGATAGTTTTACTTTTGGACATGGATGTAGACCAGATGGCCCAACAAGTGAGTATTATTTTAATTATAAAAAAGAAGGAGATGATATTTGGCCGAATCATTTAGGAGGATTGTTAAATACAAAAGTTAAAAATTTTGGTAAATGCGGTGCAAGTAATGATTTTATAATAGATTCGATAATTGATAATTGGAATAACATTAAAGAAGAAGATTATGTTATAATTGGTACTTCATTTTATAATAGATTTGATATTCCGATAGAAAATGAATTATTAAAAAAAAGGGTATTATCAACTATGCATTGGCAATTTGAAGATTTAAAAAATGTTAATGAATTAGAAAAAGAAAAAATGGAAACATTAATAAATTTTGATTATTATTTTGCTAATGATGAACTTTATAAAAAAAGACATTTAAAAAGATTTAATTTTTTACATAAATTATTAAAAGATAAAAAAACAACTACATTTATTTGGAGTGTAGTTTTAATACACTCTACAACTAGATTTGAAAAAATAGCAGATGCAACTAAAGATGAAATAAAAGATTATCATTTTTCATTCAAAGGACATAAAGATTTTGCAGATATGTTATATAAAAAACTAATAAATCCAGCTTTAATATAAATTTGGCAATATCAATTATTTGTCGTATATTAGAGTATTATAAACAATTAAACTCTAAATTATGAAACAAAAAACAGAACAAGAATTAAAAGCAAATTATGACCGATTTATAGGTATAATTAAGAAGTATTTTATAGGAGAAAGATTGGAGAAATTACTCCATATGTATTCCGAAGAAGAATTGGGTGTTAACCTTACACTATCTGCCGCATCTGGCTCAAAACACTATCATAACGCATATATAGGTGGGTATATAGACCACATCTTTAATGTATGTAAGAATGCTCTTAAAATGAGAGACCTGTTCGTAATGCAAGGTGGAGAGATTGATTTCACCGAAGAAGAGTTGATATTTAGTTGTCTACATCACGACTTAGGAAAATTGGGTGTTAAGGGTGAACTACATTATTTACCAAATCAGGAAGAATGGTCTCAAAAGAAATACGGAACTTTATTTGTTCGTAATGAGAATATCCCATATATGACCTTAACCGATAGAACTTTCTTTACATTAAACCACTATGGTATTCAGTATAATGAGAAAGAGTATTTCGCAATCAAACTTACCGATGGTATGTATGATGAAGATAATCAAAAGTATTTAGCGGGTCACGACTTAAAGAAACAATTAGTTTATAAGTTACAATTTATTATGCATTGGGCAGACCATATGTCTACAATCATTGAAAGACAAGATAACCTACTTTAATGACACAATTTCCGATTTGTAATAAAGTTAGGGTAGTTTTGTCATAACTTTGTTACATAATTGGGGTTGGTATAGTATTTGGACTATATGGGTATTATTAACTAAAAAACATTTATATTATGTACATGATTGATTACAGTAAGTTATTCGATGAATTTTTTCCAAACGAACAACCAAAACAAAGAACGACTTATGTTCAAAACAAATTCGCAGTAGACATTAAAGATGAAGCTGCAACACTTGCCCTATCAGTATTAGGACACGACCCAAAGGATATTGAAATTAATTGCTTTGAGGACAAAATTGAAATCAAAGCCAAAAAGACACAAGAGAACAAAGAACATCCTTTTAATCAATTGATTTCGGACATTGAAGAAAGAATCAATGTAGGTAAAAACTTTGATGGTAGAAACGCAAAAGCTGAGATTAAGCATGGTATTCTCTTAATTACCATCGAAAGAAAAGAAGAGTCCAAACCAAAAAAATTAACCCCGAAAGTTGGTTAATTCAGTTATTTTTCGTATATTACAAAGGTAGGAGTTCAGTCACTTCTACCTTTTTTTATTTAAATAAATACTTATTATTATGATATACAACGAAAAAATACAAATGTTATTAGAGTCCTTAGATGGTAAATTGAGGATTTTACAAAATGGAATTACTGGTGCACAAACAATGACACCATCAGAAGCTCACACTACTTTAGAAGATGCAAGAAAGGTAGTAGAGCGTATTTCCGAATTAACAAGAATAAATAGATAAATGAATTGGCTTAAATACTTAGTCGGATTTTCTGCACTAATTATAGCCGGTTGTGCAGCGTTCTTTTCGGTTACCGGATTGGGTGTTCTATTTAGTGGAGCATCAACCGCAGTAATGGTAATGGCCGGTTCTTTGGAGTTTGCTAAATTAGTAGCAGCAACTTACCTAAAACAAATGTGGGGTGAAATTAAAGGATTTAATAAGTGGTATTTAGTATCTGCAGTAGCATTACTAATGTTAATCACTTCGGCTGGTATCTTTGGTTATCTATCTAATGCTTTTCAAGCACAATCACTTAAACTACAACAGGTAGATAGGGAAATTATGGTACACTCTACTAAAATTGACCAAAATACAACACAAATTACGCAACTATCAACACAAATTAGTGAGTTTAACAAAAATCAAGGTAAAATCATTGATGGCGGCAAGGTAAATTCTCGTCTTTTACGCTCAATAGACAATAGAGACAAAGAAATTGCTAAAATTAACAAAAAAATTAGTGATTTGCAAGACCAAAACGCTAAAGAGAACGAAAAAATCAACGAAATTAAGACTTCTAACATAGATTTAGAGAAAGAGGTGGGTGGTTTTAGGTTTGTAGCTGAAGCATTTGGTGTAGAACTAAAAAATGTAGTCAAATTCTTCATATTTTTGATTGTAATAGTGTTTGACCCGTTGGCAGTAGCACTTATCATAGCATTTAATGGACTAATCGATGTTAAAAAGAAAAAAAGAGAAGATATTTTAGGTGAAATGATTGAAAATAATCAAAAAATGGGTTTATATGAGGTTTACGGAGATGATATTATTAACGAAACTGAAAAAAATGAGATTAACAAAACGAATGAAATTACATCTACTAACACTACTGATGTTGTGGCAAATTCTACACCTGATGATGGAATTATAGAAGAAGTACCATCATTAAAATGGGAAGAATTTATGCATCCAGATTTCCAATGGCAAAAAAGAAATTTGTGGATAAATAATCCAAAAGCAGTTAATTATTGGTTAAAATCAAAAGGTGGAAGTGTTAGAGAGTTGTCAAAAATCAGGAACGAAGAAGAAAATATCAAAACTTATTAATTATTTGGTATTGTAAAATTATTTTCGTATATTACAAATATGAAAAAATACGCATTATTTATAGGAAGGTGGCAAACATGGCATAAAGGTCATGAGTGGTTAATCAATCAACAATTAGAGAAGGGAAAGAGTTGTTGGGTAGCAATTAGAGATGTTGAACAAGATGAGAACAATCCAAAATCAGCACAAGAAGTTTTAAAAGAATTATCAAACGAGCCATTCTTTACAAATAATTGGGATAAGATTATGTTATCTATTATACCTGACATTGAAAGTGTTAACTATGGTAGAGCGGTTGGATATGAGGTAATATACCACGAACCACCAAAAGAAATCGAAAAAATTAGCGGAACAGCAATTAGGAAAAAGTATATTGACTCAAATGGTGATGAGGTAATATATACAATGGATAAATAATGATTGTAGAAAGAAAGAGACACATTGCTAAAACCATATCATATCGTATTTTAAGTACCTTAATTGGTTTCTTATTAATGTGGTTGATAAGTGGTTCAATTAAAGTTGGAGCAGCATTTGGAGCAGCAGAATTGATTTACAAACCCATTCAATACTATATTCACGAAACAGTTTGGTATAAGTGGATTAAATACGGATTAAAAAAATAAAATATGAAATTAATAGTTGACAAAGGTTCAAACGGACTAACAACAAAAGAGTTTACGGAGTATCTTAAAACTCCTGTATTAAAGTCAGAAATAACTCAAAAAGAAGCAGATGAGTTAAGAAAACAATTAGAACAGGGTTTAACAGACTATCCTGGTTTAGGAATATCTGCTACTCAATTGGGAATTAAAAAAAGAGCTTGTTATATTAAATTTGGAGAAGAAGAATTATTCTTAGTCAATCCAATGATAAAAGAAAAATCTAAAGAAGGGTTTCTTTTTATGGAAGGGTGTTTATCCATCCCAGCATCACTTACAAAACCAACTAGAACTATTAGAGCTTGTAAAGTCGTAGTTGACACCGATAACTTAGGTGAACTGACATTTGAAATTAATCCAGAAGGAGATAAAGCAAATGAATCAATATCAAAAGAAACAATGATGACCGTTATAGTTCAACATGAAATTGACCATTTAGACGGATTTACAATTAAAGATAGAGTTTATACAACACAGGTAGTTAAAAAAGTAGATTTTGGTAGAAATGAAAAAATTGTAATGAAATCAAAAGAAGGTGAAATGATTGAAGTTAAATACAAAAATGCAAACAAATTATTTTTACAAGGATACGAAATAGTTTAATATGATATATACAATACTTACATTACTTATACTTACATTGTTATATGTAGTTTATAATCTTCTTCAAAAATTAGAAAAATACGAAGATACATACGAAGAAACACAAAAATTTATACAAGCTGAAATTGAAAGAAACGAATCATTACTGGAAGCATTGAGACTAATTGATAGTCGTGAAATGTTTGAGAAGGATGATGAAGTTGGTTCTATATTTTATCAAATCAAAGAAACAATAGAAAAATTCAAACAACAAAAAGATGCCAATTAGAAAGAAGAGAGGGCCTAATAGACAATATTTTCCAAAAGATACTGAAGATGCAATCATTGAGTATAATCTTACTAATGACCAATTTATTAAAGATAAACTATATAGAGAAAGAATTGCAGCTGCATTTGACAAACTAGCAGAGATAGTTTATAATAAATGGAAGTTTACTTACTTTGATGATGACCCAAAAGATGTAATGTCCGAAGTAGTTGCATTTATGATTGAAAAAATTCATATGTACAAAGCGGGCAAGGGTAAAGCATTTTCTTATTTTACTATTGTTGCGAGAAACTATCTAATTTTAAATAATAACGCAAACTATAAAAGATATAAAGATACCGATGTGATGTCTGGATTGCCAGATTCATTTGATACTGAAAATAATTTTAGAGAAGAAGAAAGAAATGATGAACATAGAACTTTTAATGTTAGAATGTTACAATATTGGGATAAGCATTTAGAAAATCATTTTCCAAAGAAAAGAGATATGCAAATTGCAGATTCTGTTTTAGAATTATTTAGAAGGGCTAATTACATAGAAAATTTTAATAAAAAATCACTATATCTACTTATTAGAGAAATGACCGGTCACCCGACACATTATATTACCAAAGTTGTCAATAAGATGAAAGAAAAACAAATGGCACTTTATAATGAATTTGATAGAGATGGTGATATAAAAATTTAAAGATGATACAATTAGGTTTATCAGCATTTTACCATGATTCAGCAGCAGCATTAGTTATAGATGGTAAAGTAATATGTGCAATTGAAGAGGAGAAACTATCCGGCGAAAAGCATGATAGTTCTTTTCCGTTTAAATCAATTCAATGGTGTTTAGAATATGCAAAAATAACAATTGATGAAATTGATATGGTTTGTTGGTATGAAAACCCAAAAGATAAATTTGAAAGAGTTAGAGAAACAATTGGTAAGTGGGGTGGTTTAAGATATCCAATGAAATGGAGACAATTCTTAAAAAGATGGAATAAAACGGAAGGTAACTTAAAAGGAATATTAAAATCTATTGGTTACGATGGTATTATTACTTATACACAACATCATTTATCACATTTAGCATTTTCTTACTACACATCACCATTTGATAAAGCAATAGGTTTGTCAATTGACGGAGTTGGTGAAAGACATTCAGTATATGCTACAATGTGTGATGGCAAAGGATTTCATAAGATACAAACATTACACTTTCCACATTCATTGGGATTAATATATTCAGCATTTACTGCTTATTTAGGATTTAAACCAAACGAAGGTGAATACAAAGTAATGGGATTGGCACCATACGGAGATAGACAAAAATATCATAGTTTATTTGACAACATTGCTACCATTGGTGGTGAGATTGATATTATTAAACTTAATATGAAATACTTTACATGGGAAACATCGGATAACGATATGTTCAACCAAAAACTCATTGATTTAATTGGATTTCCTCCACGTTTCAAAGATGAACCAATAGAACAACATCATAAAGACTTAGCTGCATCATTACAAAGATGGTATGAGGGTGCACTATATTTTATCATCAATAGGATTACTAATGTTTGGGAATGTGAGAATTTAGTATTAGGTGGTGGTTGTGCATATAATGGAACTGCTAATGGTAAAATAAAAACAGCTACATCAATTAAAAATGTTTGGATTCCCTTTGCACCATCCGATAGTGGTTCTGCAATTGGTGCATGTTTATATCATTATCATCAAACATTTGGTAATCCAAAAATAAAAGGTGGTGATAATCAATCTCCGTATTTGGGTGAGGAGTGGAGTAGTCCTGAATTACTTAAAATTATATTACAAAACAATAGAAGTAAAGTTATAATGCATGATACCCATCAGACATTGTGTAAAGAGGTTGCAAAACTAATTGAAGAAGGTAATATTGTAGGATGGTTTCAGGGTAGAACTGAATTTGGTGCAAGAGCTTTGGGCAATCGCTCCATATTGGGTAATCCACATTTGTCCGACATTAGAGATAGAATTAATAAGGTTGTCAAAAAGAGAGAGATGTTTAGACCATTTGCTCCATCGGTAACAATTGAAGATTATCAAAAGTATTTTCTATCAGAAGAAGATGTACCATATATGAACCAGGTTGTCAAAGTTAAAAATGGAGTAAACATTCCGTCAGTAACTCATGTTGACAATTCGGCAAGGATACAGACACTTAAAAGAGAAGATAACCCACTTTACTATGACTTATTAAAGGAGTTCGAAAAACTAACAGGAACACCTATTCTATTGAATACATCATTTAACTTAAAAGACCATACAATGACAAATGACCCACAAAAAGCAATTTGGACATTTCATAATTGTGATATGGATTATTTAGTTTTGGGTAAGTTTTTAATAAGTAAATAATTATTGGTACATAAACATATAAAATGGCAAACGAATTTCAATTATTTGATGGTAAAAATTTATCATCATTATTTAAAGATATATACGAAAATCAATTAAACAAAAAGAAAAACATTTCCGAACTGATTGAATCCCTTCGTAAACTAATTAAAAATGTAGGAGAAGCAACTGTGATTGCACCCATCATAAAAGATTTAATTGAGGTATCGGTTAAAAACGATGACCACTTAATTAAACTTGCAACTATTGCACAAAGACTTGCAGCTGCCGAAGCCAAAGGTATTGGAGAAGATGGTTGGTTGAGTGAACATGAAAAGACACAATTACTACAAGATATGGAAGATACTATCAACGCAGTAGAAGAAAAGACAAAAGAAAAAATGGGCGATTTGGAAATAGAAATTGAAGAAATTAAAACTAAATTATAATGGAATCGTTTTTAGCCTCAGTTAAAAAAGTTTATATTAAATACGATGACAAATGGCCTAAATATCCAATGTCTGGAAGTGTAATAGACGATTATACAAAATTCTATAATGATAATAAAAACTTTATAGAAAATGATACTAGATTTTTAGGTGCAATTGAATTTGTAAGAAATACTCCTCTTAAATTAGAAAACTATGCTTTTCCATTTGATAAAAATAATTTAACATTTCCAATTGAAGGAGAAACCGTTCTTATTATTCAAAACGAAAATGAATTTTTTTGGCTTCCCTATACGATTACACAATATCCAAATTATAGAGAGGATTATAAAACTTCGGAAAAAAGTAAACAAAGAAGTGTAGAAAATGCATCAAACACAACAAAGAGCCAAAATTATAATGAGGTAAAAAATACAGGAACACCAAACACAGAAAAACCAAAACAAGATTCGGAAAAAACTACTTATAAAATAAATGAAAAAATTAAATTTTTAAATCCAAAATCAGGAGACACAATTTTAAGTGGTAGAGTTGGTAATACAATTCGTTTTAGTGAATTTCATTTGACAGAAGATGGTAAAACATCATCACCATCAATTATAATTCGTAATAAACAAAATCCGGAATTAGATTCTAAAAAAATAGGTGAATTGGTGGATGAAGATATAAACAAAGATGGAACATCGGTTTATATGACATCTGGTAAAGTAAAAATACCATTTTTAGAAACTATTAAAAAAGAAAAAATAGCTTTTAAAAATTATCCAAATTCAAAGGATTTATCAGGAGACCAATTGTTCATAAATTCGGATAGAATAATATTATCAGCTAAAGCAAGTGAATTTATTATATTTGGTAAAGGTAATACGGGTATAATAACCGATGGTAGATATTCAGTAGATGCTACAAAAGAAATATACTTACATACTGAAAATAATTTGACACTACATTCAAAAGGTGCAAATCAAATATTTTTAAATTCAGATAATGGTAACATTTATTTGGGTAAAAATACAGGTTCAGGAGGTGCGGGTGCAAGTGTACAAAAATTGGTTTTGGGTGGTGAGTTAGTAAAATTATTAGGTGATTTAATTGATGAAATATCAAAACAAGTATATGCTACCCCAACAGGCCCAACAAGTCCTGGTCCAACAAATGTCGCTGCATTCAAAGCAATAAAGGGAAAGTTAAACACTTTATTATCTTCTAAAAACTTTGTAAGTAAATAACGATGTGGACTATATACAAAATAAATGTATTAAACGCATTAATTACATTTCAATATTCAAATGACACCGAAGGTTTTGCATATTTTATATCAAAAGAATATGACAAATGTATAAAAAGAGGTGGTGATATGATTTATGGTGTTCCTATTATGAATGGCAATGTGAATGGTATGGCCAGAGTAATCACACAAGCGTTAAAAAAGGGACAAGAATCAGGAGGAGAAAATTTTAACATATTAGCAGAAATATACCCAGCTGCATTTGATGAATATTGGTTAGGTGCAGAAATGGCACCAATACCAAATCCATTATTAAAACCATTGGGATGGCCGTCTACACCACCAGCAATAGGAACAATTAAAAACTTAGGGCCCAATCCAATAAAATTAGCATCGAGTGCTGCAATTAACAAAGCATTAAAAGAAGCAGCTAAAGCATTGGTAGACGATTTAAAAAGTCAGACAATAATAATACAGGGTTTTGGTGAAATAAATGTATATGATACAATAGTAAAAATTATTAAAAAAGAACCGATTGATATTAAAATAAAAAATCATCCATTAATTCAAGCTGGTAAAAAAATTGTTTTAGATTATCAAGAAATAAAAAAGAAAAAGCCGGCTATTGGTGCACAAATCAAAAAAGCAATTAAATTTCCATTTCCAGAATTACCTAAAAGGAAAAAAATAGTAGATGCTGCAAAGGATAAATTAATGGAAGAAGCAATAAAGGCTTTGGAAGAAAGTATTATTAAACCAATTGAAGAAGCAATATTAACACCAATCTATGCTGCTATACAAACCGCAGTTGATATGGCAAATAATTTACCCAAAAAACCAACCAAAGAAGAAATCAAAAAATTTGTAAAAGATACAATTGATGGAGTAATTCCTGATATTGTATTACCGGGTATATCTATTCCACACATTCCAACGAAAGCAGAATTAAAGCAAATGATAAAAGATAAAATACCTACAAAGGAAGAATTGGAAGCTATGGCGTATGATATGATAAAAGGATTAATTCCCAATATTCCAAATATATGGTTTATTCCACCAACATTAGTATTTTCCGAACAAACAATAATATTTTTAAATCCATTTGTTAATTTAGCAAAATTTCATTTAATGGGAGTTAGTGGGACAATGATGGTAATGGCACAATATCCACCACCTGCACCACCAGCACCCGCTATGTTAAATTGGACAGGTTATAAAGTTATTGGATAAATTATTAAATCAAATATTTATTACTAAACATATACAAAACAATTATTATGAAATCAGAAATTTTATTAACTTTAATTAAAGAAGTTGTTAAAAACGAAGTTAAATTACAAGTTAAAGAAGAACTTGTTAAACTTATCAAATCTGGTGCAGTTACATTAAACTCACAAAAGAAAACATCTACTCCATCATTGAGAGAGATGACGGAAGTTACACCCACACCGGTTAAAAGACAACAAACTGCATATGAGCAGCCAATTCAAATCCCAAATAGACCACAAAAAGAATTCACTAAAAATGCTATGTTGAATGAAGTGTTAAACCAAACCCAACCATTTACTTCTGCAGAAAGAGTAGAAGGTGGACAGGGTGGAGGTAGTAGTGTATTAGATATGATTAGACCAACTATGCAAATGGATGAAGATTGGAACACAATGGATTTTAGAGGGATGGAAACTCCTCAAAATATTCCACAACAATTTGAATCAACAGGAGATGGCCTGCAAGATGCTACAATAAAAGCATTAACACGAGATTATTCGGAATTAGTTAAAAGATTTAAATAATGGCATTAGAGTTAGGTAAAATAAATGTAACGGATTTAAAAGAAAACGACTACAAAGTATTGGGGATTGGTATAAACAAATCCTCCAATCAAGGTGGAATGTTTGCCGTTAATTATACAACACTAACTCAAGCTAAAGATAATATTACAAATTTATTAATGACTAAAAAGGGTGAAAGAGTATCTCAACCTGAATTTGGGTGTGATATATGGAAAGTATTATTCGAACCCATAGTAGATGGTGATATAGATGATAAAATTGAAACCAGTATAATAGATTCGGTTTCTAAATGGCTACCATATATAACAGTTGATGAAATTATTGTTGATTATGATGATATAGATAAAGACAATAATAGAATTGATGTTGAAATTAATTTTTCATTAACATCAAATCCTAATTTAAGAGAAACAGTAAACGTAAATATAAATAATTAATAAATAAATGGCAATTAATAGTAGTAAAAAAACATTTGGAAATGCTAAGAATATAAACTATGTCGGAAAAGATTTTGATACTTTAAGACAAAATTTAATTGAATATTCTAAAACATACTTTCCAAATAGTTATGCGGATTTCAATGAATCTTCTCCTGGTATGGTTTTCATTGAAATGGCATCGTATATAGGTGATGTACTTTCTTTTTATCAAGATAGTCAATTAAAAGAATCTTTATTGGCATATGCCGGTGAAAGAAAGAATGTAGTTGCATTGGCACAAGCTATGGGTTATAAACCAAAAGTAACAACGCCGGCAGTAACAACATTAACGGTTTATCAATTAGTTCCAAGAAAAGGAACGGGTGTAAATAATGTACCCGATGATAGATATTATTTAAGAATAAAAGATGGTATGGAAGTTAATTCCAATACAAATTCAAATATTGTTTTTAGAACTACCGATGTGGTTGATTTCTCCCTATCAGGAAGTAGAGAAATTGATGTATATAGTAGAGATACAAATGGAGAACCATTACAATATCTTATTACTAAAAAAATACAAGCAATATCTGCTCAACAATTGGAAACAAATGTTACAATATCTACAACCGATTACCCATCAATCACATTAGGTGATACTAATATTATACAAATAGTTTCAGTTACCGATAATTATCAAAACAAATATTATGAAGTTCCTTATTTGGCACAAGAAAGTATTTTTGTAGAACAACCAAATACTGATGCAAATGGTGATATGTCTAATAATGTACAAAATGTACCATATATTTTAGAAGTACAAAAGATACCACATAGATTTGCAGTTAAAACCAATACTGATAATACTATTGATATTCAATTTGGAAATGGAAATAGTTCAATGAAAGATGAAACTATATTACCAAATACTAAAAATGTAGGATTAGGATTAGCAAATTCGGTTAATAGATTAAATCAAAGTATTGACCCATCAAATTTCTTAAAAACAAATACATTTGGAATTGCACCTACTGGACAATTAACAATTAAGTATTTAGTCGGCGGTGGTGTTGAATCAAATATAAATACAGGTGATTTAACCACAATAAGAAGAATAGAATATGATGAAGATTTGGTATCATTTGCAGATATAGATTTAATAACCTATCAAACATATAAATCATCGGTTGCAGTTGAAAATTTAGAACCCGCATCAGGTGGTAGAGGTAGTGAATCTATTGAAGAAATTAGACAGAATGCGTTAGCAATGTTTGGTTCACAAAATAGAGCAGTAACTAGACAAGACTACATTGTAAGAGCATTGTCGATGCCTGAAAGATATGGTAGTGTTGCAAAGGTATATGTTAGTCCAGATGGTGAAATAGATAACAATAGTCCTTCATCCATTTTAGCTAACCCACAAAATATTACAGAATTTACAAATTTAGTAGATAGTTTAAAAGGTAGTACAAAACAAAATATCCAAAAAGAATTGGTTAAATATCTTACTCAAAAGAAGACTGCAGTAAATGAAATAAACAACCCATTTGCAATTAATATGTATGTTTTAGGATTTGACGAAAATAAAAATTTGACAAACTTAAATAATGCAGTTAAAGAAAACTTAAAAACATATTTAGGTGAATATAGAATGATAACAGATGCGGTAAATATTATGAACGGATTTGTTGTAAATATTGGTTGTGATTTTGAAATTATAACTTATTCAAATTACAATAAAAGAGAAATAGTTACAAAATGTCTTACAGAAATACAAAATTATTTTAATATAGATAATTGGACATTTAATAAACCAATCAATATTTCAGAAATAGAATTAATATTGGCTAATGTAGAAGGTGTTATGAGTGTACCATCGGTAAAAATACACAATCTATGTGGTGGTGATGGAAATTATTCACCCAATAGATATAATATAGATGAAGCAACTAAAGGTAAGATTGTCTATCCTTCTTTAGACCCATGTATATTTGAAGTTAAATTTCCTAACAAAGACATAAAAGGGAGGGCTTTATAATGCATAAATTTTTTACATCGTCATTTGACGCAAGTATATATCTTCAACAACCTGAACAAAACGCAGGTAGAGATGAAATATTGGAGGTAGGTAAACTTTATTATGGTTCTTCAAAAGATATTACCAGAACTTTAATTAAATTCGATACGGGTTCAATTAAGTCAGAAATAACATCAATAGGAACGGGTAGTTGGCAAACATATTTAGTATTACGTTCTGCTAACTCAGAAGAAATTCCATTGGAGTATTCAATTTATGCAAATGCAGTTTCTCAAAGTTGGACAATGGGTACAGGAACAAAATTTGATAATATAACATCGGACGGAGTTAGTTGGAAATATAGAGATGGAATAAGTACATGGCAAGATAATACCGATGGTGGTTCTGCCGTTTTTGCAGCGGGTACAACAGGTTCGGCAAATGCAGAAGGTGGAACTTGGTTTATTACAGGTTCAGCAACACAATCGTTTAGTAATGAGCCGGATGATATTAGAATGAATGTGACCAACATAATACATCAATGGGTTAGTGGTTCTTTAAAGAATAATGGATTTATAGTTAGACATAGTATTGATGTAGAAAACGATGGTTTGGATTATGGTTTATTAAAATTCTTTTCAAAGGAAACAAGTACAATATATGAACCTAAATTAGAATTAGTTTGGGACGATAGTTTATTTACAACAGGAAGTTTAACACCTGTAACCGGTTCTGCAGAAGATGGTTATAAAGTAGTAGTTACAAATCTTAAAAGAGAATATCCTTCAAACTCTAAAGTAAAAATAAGAGTTAAAGGTAGAGATATGTATCCTTTAAAATCGTTTGGTACTACATTTCAATACGACCAATCAAAATATTTACCATCTGGTTCAGTATATTATCAAATAGAAGATTATATAACAAATGAAGCAATTGTTCCGTTTGGAGATTATTCTAAATTAAGTTGTGATAGTACATCAAATTATTTTAATTTAGATACATCAACATATCCAATTAATAGAACATACAAATTAAAACTAAAAATAGTTGAAAGTGGTATATCTACTATTATAGATGATAAATTAATATTTGAAATAGTTTAAAATGGCATTAACATCTTTAGAAGCAATATCTGAAAAACTAAATGATATCAGAAAAGAAACCATAGAGACAATATTAAAGGTATCGGGTTCGTCTGCTATTACAAAAAATGAATATGGTGTAACCATTGTTGAAAATTTAAATCCCGCATCATCATTAGTATTCAAAAATTTAAGTAAACCCAAATATGATGAGGTTGAACTTATTAAAGCAATAGATGTAGATGTAACGGAATTAATGCCAAATATACCTACACGTAATTTAGACTTAGTACCAAGACCACTATATACCGAACAAGTTGATTTAGTTGAAGATTTGAGAAAGCAAGTAGAAACATTAACAACAACTGTTAATGATTTAAATAGTCAAATAACAACTTTACAATCACAAGTTGAAACGGAGATAAATAATAGATTAAGTATTGAGCAAACAAATGATGCATTGGCAAATCAAATGGACACATTAACAAATACAATTAATGATTTTACCGGCCAAATATCAATATCATTACAAAAATCAGTAGACGAAAGTATTTTAAGAGCATCACTACAATCTCAAAATACGGGATTTCAAGCACAAATCAAAGCTTTGATTAAACAAATTGATTCATTAAACTCAATCATTGAAGGTTTACAAGCTCAATTGGGTGCAATACAACAACAACAAGCGATTCAACAATCTTCAACTAATACGGCACTTGCATCCGGTGCAGAGGTTATAAATAAGGTTGTATTATTAAAATTCGAAGGGCCAGAGGAAGATAAAGAAGTTAAATTGAGAGGGAATGGTAAGGCGGGTGATGATAACGCTACCAGATGGTCAACCGGTGGTGGAATGAAATTCACTAATAATGATAAATCGGAAGTGAGTATAAATATAACTCATAAAAAACCGGCAGCCTTTGGAAATAATAAAGATTGGATTGTATTTCCTGAAACTTCTTTTAAAATACCTCCGGGTGGAACAAAGGATTTAACTTTATCAATCAATGGTAAAGTCGGCGCGATAGATAGTAAAGGTGTATATGTGCTTGGAGTTAGAACTGGTTGGAGTAATAGTGCCAGTTATGATTCCGTTATGAAAGTAACGGTTACATCTGCAGATGCTAGTACCGAAACAAAAGAATATAAAACTAGATATGGTAAAATGCATCCGAAGTCATTCTAATATAATAAATTATGAGTATTAAAAAATATACAAATATTGAAAATATTAATAACAAATCCTCAAATGAAGGTCAATTTCTTCAAGCTGATGATTTATTTATTGTTTCAAAAACGGAAATAGATGCTACCGATTTTGGTGATTGTAAATATGATGTTATGGAAGTATCGTTATACGATATCAATAATAATATACTACCACAATCATCTGGTAATAATGTAGCATATATTAAAATGGGTGACATTAAAAATTACATGTACCAAATAACAAATAAACAAGGATTAAAGGAATTGGCGATTGATGCTGAAAAATTGATAAATGATTTAGGTTATACAAATGGTATTATTAAAATTAATATCAATTTTGTTAGATATAAAGTTGGAAGTGAAGATGTATTGGAAAGTGTTTGGATTGAAGAAATTTCTCCATCAAGAGAAGAAATTCGTATTATTCCACTTAAAACAAAATTTCCAATTATCAACGATAAAACAAAAAAAGAATTTAAAAATTTAGAAAATTTAAATAAAGATTTTAAATATTATAAAAAAGCTTTATTAAATTCTTTAAGCTCTTTTGATAACACATTTTTAGATAAAATTAATTCTCAATTAGAAACAAAATATGGTAAAGATTTTTTTAATATTCTTAAAAAAGATTTTGGGTTGAGTAATTTTAATATTATAAGAGATAAAATATCAAATGACTTTAAACAATCAGTTGAATATTATTTAAATAACAAATATTATAAAATATCAGAAGCAACATTTGGTAAACCTTCTGAAATAAGATTTGAAGATTGTGAAGTTTATGATTTTAATAATATAGTATCTACTATACAAAATATTTTAACAGAATGTATTAATTTTAATTTAAAAAATTTAAAAAGAAGAGAAGTAAATTTAAAAACCTTACCTAAAGAATTTGCAATAACAGAACTACAAAAACAAATTCAAAATAATTTAGATTCTTTTAATACATTTACACAAACAAAAAGAAATGTTTATTCTCCAGATGGAGTTGCGTCGGTATTTAATGATACTAATACTGGATTTGTAGAACCAAATTATCCAACAAAGGGAACATTTATTAAAAATGTTTGTAAGGGATATGACCAATATGGTGTTTATGCCAATGGTAATGGTGGTACTTACGAAGAATTGGTTCAAACAAATTCACCCGATTGTGGTTACACCCCACCAACACCACCAACAGGTGGAGGCAGTGGGGGTAGTGGTGGAGGTAGAGGTGGTGGAGGTAGAGAATATATTCCCACTCCAGCGGATAATTACAATAATAGTCGAGTAGATAAACCACTTTATCAAGATTATCAAAAATAAAAATATTTATAAAAAATAATAGATGTCAATAAGATACGATAGACAATATAAACAAAATTTAGATATTGAAGGCCCAATAGGGCCCAATACCAACGAAGACCAAAATAATTTAAGTTTCTTAAATAATAATGATACATATTTGGGCGGTGGTGGAGGTGGTGGTACATTTTATAGTGCACCTTTAAATCCACCGACAAATGATTTAGTTTATACACCAGGATTGGAAATACCACAAGTTGATATACTTACTCCTACACCGGAAAATCCTACACCAAACATTAATGTTGTATCTGACCCATCTATAAATTATGAATTATCTATTACTTCAAATTTACAAAATGAAATTGGAGATTTTATAAATTTAGATTATGAATTGATTTCAGAAGGAACAAAAACTTCTGGTAATTTAAAATTATCTAATTCTAATACGGATGGTTTAAAATCAAACAAATCTACATTAGTAAATGGAATTTTAAACATTTATTTAAAAAATACACTACCGGCAAATTATAGTATAAAAAAAGTATATTATGCAAACTTAACAACTGCAAATAAGAATATAACAGACTATACTAAATGGAAAGTTGGTGGTGATTTTATGGGAGTACCTGCAAAGGAATTGTTAACAGGAGGAGTCGCAGTTGCTGTTATTGTTGAAAAAGTAATTAGTTCACCAAAACCAACAATAACTTTAAATACAACAAAATATACTAAGCAAATCAAAGATTCTGATTTAGATATGGTTGTTAATGTTGATTTTAAAGAAATAAATTGTGATTATATTGATTTTTATTTATCATCAACAAAATCAATTAGAGTACAATCCGGTAGAGGAAATTGTGCGTTATCTTTTTTAAATAATTTTGACGGAATATATGGTAATAAAAAAATAATAGCAGTACCTTATAGTGATTTATATGGAACAGGTGATAAAGTTGAAATTACTATTAATTTTGTAGCAGTAAATGATTTTCCATCCATTACCGAAATTCAATATACGGATTCAATAGACATTCCATCATTTTCTGATTTAAATATTGAATATAATGTAAAATATTCATCATTTGCAGCTAGTTCTATTGATGTATTTTTGGTTTTAAAAGATAAAACTAAAGTAGGTATATTTGAAAAATTAACACCCAATGGTTCTTTTAAAATAAATTTAAAAGATTTAGCTACAAGATATTCACAATGGAATGGTAATGATAATGTAACTTTAATATTCAAACCTTATAATAGAAATGGTGCCGAAGAATTAGTTGGAAATGAATATGAAATAAAAACTTCATTAACATATCCAGCTCTACAAATTGATGAAGATATTATTAAAAAATCAATATTTGACTCATTTTTACAAAATTTTCGTATTGATGAACCAGAAAAAGAAAGTAAACATTTAACGCATCTTGCCAATTTTGGAAATAATGAACAAATAATAATTTCGTCTTGGGAAAAAGATGATTGGACTTTATCTAAAAAAACAATAGATGAATTAGGAAATGAAATAGTAAAACCCGATAATATAGTTGAATCTATAATATTAAAATTATATAATCCGCTTCCTGCAAATATCACAAATAATTCAACTTTTTGGATTACAAAGTTGATGACAAATCCGTTAATAGAAACTATCATTTTAAATGAACAAAGTGTATTAATATGCCCTCCAATAAAAGGGCCGAATTTTAATATTGATGTTGACTATGTATCCGGTAAATCTACTAACTATGAATCTTTAGATAATTTAATATTAAATACTTCTATATCGAGTTCTTCAAATTTGGTTAGTACATATTTGAGTTCTTCTTTATTTAGTACAACGGAATTAAATATAGATTATGTAAGTGGTTCTACTTATTTGTGGGATAACTTTGTACACTTTAGTTCGGCAACCGAAAGAGTTTTAAATTTTCAATACAAAGTAAAATTAATTGAACAATATGAAGTTGCAATTTCTTCTTCATTATATTTTTCGGGTTCAGTAGCTGAAATCGCAGCTGGTTCCGGCTCTCATACTGGGTCTCTATCCGCTATACAAGAAAGAGAAAGACAATTATTAAAGAAAAATCAAATAATTCAATCATTTGATGGATTTGAAAGTTTTTTATACACATCATCTTCATATACAACATCAGGAAGTAATTCAATTACATGGCCTTATAGTGGTAGTATTAGATTGTTGTCAACCAATACTGGTAGTGTAATTCCCTGGTCTCAAAATATAATAACATTAGCCGAAAGATTTGATGTTGAAAATTCAAATAATATTCAAAATAATATCCCACAATATATTTTAAATAATAGTGAGAATGATAGTTATTTATTATTTTTTGCAATGATAGGACAGCATTTTGATAATATATACTATCATACAAAAGCTATTGAAAAAAGTAGAGGATTAGGATACAAAGCCAAAGATGGTATTTCGGATAAATTATTATTTGATGTATTAAAATCATTTAATTGGGATGCAAAAAATTTAGCTGCAGATGAACAATTGTGGAGTTATGTATTTGGTGAAGATGTAAATGGTAATACTAAAGAAACAAATCCGGCAAAACAAAGAACATATGAAGTTTGGAGAAGAATTGTAAATAACTTACCATATCTATTAAAACACAAAGGAACAAGACGTGGTATATATGCATTGATGAGTTGTTACGGAATTCCTTCATCAAATCTTTCAATTTTAGAATTTGGTGGGCCTGAAGTAACTGAAACATCTAAAAGTAAATTAGTTTACGATAATGTAACTACTGCTTTAAAATTTACATTGGGGTCTTCAATTCAAATGGGGTGGCAAAATACTAATAAAAATAGAAAACCAGATACAATAGAATGTTTTGTGAAACCCGCATATGGTGGTAATTTTAATATCATATCTGGTAGTGGATGGGGAGTAAATCTTATTGGTTCAACGGATTCTAAATATGGTAAAGTTGTATTTAATTATTCCGGTTCAATTTCAATGTCTACATCTTTATTACCAATATTCAATGATAGTTTCTTTGGTATTGAAGTTAGTAGAAATAGTGGAAGTGTATCATCTAGTTTTGAACTTAATGTAAGACAATCTAATAAAGAAAGAACTATATTCCAAGAATCAGTATCAGCAAGTATTTTAAATGTTAGTGCAAGTTGGGATAATGGAAATTACATTTATATTGCAAGTGGTAGTGCCGGATATAGTGGTTCATTGGATGAATTCCGTTTATGGTCTACTCCATTAGATAAAGAAAGATTTTACGAACACGTTTCTTTCCCTGAAATGATTAACGGAAATCACATCTCCGCATCTACTGATGATTTATTTTTTAGATTGGACTTTGAATATCCAAAAAATTTAGCATTAACATCCTCTTTAATAAATGTTGACACAAATGTATATTTTAGTGCAAGTTTAAATAGAAATAATTTTGAAAACGGATTAAATATAATAACAGGCTCAATATCTAATATAACAATAATTAATGGTGGTACTGGATATACTAGTTCATTAGGAACTTCGAATGGTAGTATTCCATTATATTTTGTAGGTGGAGAATTTAAACAAACACAACCATCTGTAACGGGTTCATTAACAAATGGCGTTTTAACATCTATATCTATTTCACATGGTGGAACAGGAATGGTTTCATTTCCAAACAATTTACAACCATCGGCCTCACTTTCTCAATCTATAAATAATTCGATAACACCAATTGTAATAGAATTAACAGGAAGTGTTGCAAACTTTGTATCAGAGAATACATCAGCACTATTATCAGCATCGGCATTTAATTTTAGTTCTAGTACATCATATCCATATCAATTCGAAGCAATAGATAGAAGTGTTGTATTAGAAATTCCTGATTTAGGTGCAAGTAGGTATTCAACAAATAAAGTTAGATTTGAAGACCAATATACATTCGATGGAACTAAAATAAGTGGAAGTGTGGGTGTTGATTTATCTATAAAAAGTAGAGCAACTAAAAAATCATTTGACCAATCGCCAACCGATTCTAATAGAGTTGGATTATTCTTCTCTCCTACAAAAGAGTTGAATTTAGATATTGCAAAATCTTTAGGCGGAATTAATTTAGATAACTACATTGGTGACCCATCCGATGTATATAAATCAAATTATAAATCATTGGATAATTTAAGAAATTATTATTTCCAAAGATTTGATGGTAGAGATATTTATGCATACATTAACTTAATCAAACTATATGAGAAATCTATGTTTGAAGATATTAAGAAGATGTTGCCAGCTAGAGTTAAAGCAACTACTGGTTTATTAATTGAACCACATATCTTAGAAAGAAGTAAGATTGCACATAAAAGACCTTCAGGAGATGAATATCAACAAGAAGTAGAAATTCATTATAGTGATACAACAATATTAACAGGAGAAAATGAACAATTAGAAACAATTGTAGATGCAAATTTATCAGAGAATTTATTTGGAGAAAATAATCAATTAGAAGCACAAATATATACAGCATCGGTTGAAAATATAATTGCAGAAAATTATCAATATGGTGCGGAAATATTCACATCTTCGATTCAAAATATAAATGGAGAAAATTATCAATATGAGGTATCGGCATTGGTTGGTTTAGATGACCCCACTATACAGGCAGAAGTTGATGGTTTAAATAGCAATCAATTGGTGGGACAATCTACATATGAAGAAATTGGATTTGGAATTTATGCAGAAAATGGTACGGCAATTAGAACATATTTTAATACGGATAATAAAATAGTTAAAGAAAGAATTTTAGTAAATTTAGTAACAGAACAAAAAGAAAGAATAATAACTAAATTTGCAGTAACTGCTTCATCAAATGGTTTAGGTGACCCGCGCGGAGGATTTATTCCAGGTATTCAATCATATACTGAAACTACATTAAATATTCAACCATTTAGTGGTTCAGTAGCACCAAATGTAAAAGGTAATATTATATCAGTAAAACCCGTTGATGGGTATTTACCAACACATTATAGAAACACAGGTGATTTGACAACAGGTTTAATAAACTCATATTATAATGGTTCAAAAAATACAGCAGCTACCACATTAGATGGTACTCCTCCAATTGAAACATTTATATCTAATCCAAACACATTAACCGTAAACAAAACTGGTAGAAGTACAAACGAACCAATTTTGGAAGTAGAATAACGAAATTTAAAAATAATTATATTTATATCAAACGATAATACAACACTATGGGATATTTAAGTAACACAGAATTAACAGTTGATGCTATCCTTACAAAGAAGGGTAGAGAAAAATTAGCTGCAGGACAGGGGTTAAACATCACTCAATTTGCTTTGGCAGATGATGAGATTGATTACTCTTTATATGAACCAGCACATCCATTAGGAACGGCTTATTATGATGCAGCAATTAAGAATATGCCTGTATTAGAAGCTAATCCAGATGAGACACAAGTAATGAAATATAAATTAGTAACTTTACCAAAAAATACAACTCGTATTCCTATTGTAGAGTTCGGTGTTCCAAATATTTCAGTTAACCAAAAAAGTGGTGAGGTCGCATTGTCACCAACCACATCTCCAGCAGGAAATAGAAGTATGGGATATACTATTGTATTATCTAATAAATCAGCGGGTGATATCATCGGTGAAGGTGTAACATCTGATGTTGGTTCGGTTCCAATGTTTATTGGAGACGATGTATCAGCAACTGCGGTTGTAGCTAAAGGTTTATCTTTCAAATTTATTCCAAACCCATCTTTAACTTCGACTATCAGAACAACTATTACGGTGTATGGTAACGAAACGGGTGGTTCACAAACTATTCCAATTACCGTAACTTACGTTCAATAATAAAAAACTATGGCATTAATTAGAGACAACAGAGGGAGCCTTTTAGCAAGTAATTTATCAACTTACTTAGCTGGTGCTGCAAACACAGCAGGTACTCCAGTAGATACTAACGAATTAGTTAGAATCGTAAACCAATTTTTAGGAACAGGTGAACAAATCAGTTCCGATATCACTACTATTAGTAATGGTATTTATAAAAAATTTGGAACAATTGACAAAGTAACTAATAGAACGCAAATCGTAACTTCTGGGATATGGAGTGGTGATACTGGTTCTTTAGATGTTAAAGCAAATTATACTTCATCTGCACAAGTTGCATCTACAAGTGGTAAATACTATTTAGATGTTTATAATGATTTAACATCGAATGATGGAGCTGAAGTACAATTTTCAATTGCATATGGTGATTCAAATGGATATGGTGCACCTACTTTAACACAAGATGATGCATCAACTCTTTCTACATTGGCAACTTATAATCAATATAAAAATATATT